GCAGAGCGATGGATTTAAGCGATGAAATCCAAAGAGACAGAGAAAACGAAGAAATTGAAAAAGACAAAGAAGCGTTTTTGAAAAAACACCCTGAAATTGACTTGAACGAACTTTTAGATTTCTACAACGAAGAGATCCCAAACCGCATTAAAAAGCAAATTGACAAGTTAGAAGGCGTGGCGTTTTTTGAAGCGGTTTTAGATTATTTTAACGCGCTCAATTCTAAGCCTGAAGAAGGACAAAAAGAAGAAGAAAAAAACAACCTCCCTAAAGAAGCGTTAGGTAACGGCGTTAGCGGTGTGGGATACGCTAACAATGAAAACATCATGACAAGATACTAAGGAGCGATCGCATGTTAGAAAAACTCAATAACATTAATTTCAACAACATTTCCAATAACCCTAATTTAGGGATAGAAATCGGTAGGGAAATCCAAAACGCAAGCTGGGTAAAAAGCCCGTTTTTTAGCATCACAGGCACCGGTGCGGATCGTGGGATTAGACTTTTTAGCGTGGCTAACCAACAACCATTCCGTCCACGCATTAAAGCGCAATTAACCGGAAGCGGTGTGAGCGGTAATACGGATTTTGAAGCGAATTATGATAATTTAGAAATCTTAAGCCAAACGATCTATCCGGACGCTTTCGGTAATTCCTTAAGATCCAAAATAAAAGCTTACAGCGAATTAGAACGCATTGATTTCATTAAGGAGAGCGTGGATAGCTTGACCACATGGATGAACGAAGAAAGGGATAAAAGGATCGTGGCGAGCTTGACTAACGATTTCACTAACTACCTCTATAACCCAAGTATGAACGTAGCGACCATTAGGAAAGCGATTTTTCACGCTAGAAACGGCTTAAAAGAAAACAACGCCAAAGCTTTCCCGATTAAACCCGTTAGAGCGAGCATGCAAAGCGTGGGGAACGTGATCGTGCAAAACACGAGCTACATTATCTTTTTGGATAGCTATCAAGCGAACCAATTAAAAGCGGATAGCGAGTTTAAGGAATTGCGCAAGCTTTACGCCTTCGCAGGCGAAGATAAAGGCATGCTGTATAGCGGGCTTTTGGGCGTGATTGACAATTGCCCGGTGATTGATGCGGGCGTGTGGAATAAGCTAAACGTGGGCATGCCTAATTCTACCGTGAGCGATAGCGATTTTTCACGCTACGTGAATAAAGCCAATGTCAATAACATTGTAACGCCTAGCCAACTCAAAGAACAGCTTAAATCCCATAATAAAAGACAAAATGTTGAAAACAAAGAGATCTCGATCGGTTGCTTGATCGGCGCTAGCGCGGTGTTATTAGCGGGATCTAAAGAAACGAGGTTCTATATTGATGAAACCGTGGATGCAGGCAGGAAGTCTTTAGTCGGCGTGGATTGTCTTTTGGGCGTGTCTAAGGCTAAGTATCAAAGCACGGACGGAGTAGTAACGCCTTATGATAACCAAGATTTTGCCGTGATCGGTTTAGTCTCTAACATGGAATAAGAAAGGAAAAAAGAACATGAGACAAAAAGTCCATAGCGTGAGCTATCTAGCTAAAGCAGAATTTGAGTTTAAAGACGGCGTTTATGATTTAGTGGCTTTACCAACGGGTGCTGAAGTCGTTAAGGTGAGTTTGGAGGTGCTAGGTTCTCCTACGGCTGGAGATATTAGCGTTGGGTTCAAAGATGAAACCAACAAAAACTATTTTTTGACTTTAGAAAACATTACCAGCACCAATAATAAGAACGCCACGAGCGCGAAAGATTACACGGCTACGAGTAATAAAGTAGTGGTAGCAGAAGTCAAAAACGCTAACGGGAACGAGGTTAAAGGCGTTTTAAGAGTGCTATATTTTTTACCAAGCGTGATTGAAGTAGAGTATTAAATAATTTAAGCATTTTTGAAATGTTTAAAAATGTTTTGAAATGTTTAAAAATGTTTTGAAAGGTTAAGAACTTTAAAAAAAGTTAAGAACGATTGAAAACTTTAAGAAAGGTTAAAAAATGTTTTTCAAGAACCCTTTGAACGATCCGAATTATTTTAAACCTGAAAACGCTAACAACACGCGAGCGCTAACACGAGAAAGCATGCCGAAAAACTTCGGCTTGTTGAACTATTCTCAAACGAGTTATAGCGATTTTGTGAATGATTACAAGCCAGCAGAAACGCCTAGAGCCTCTAAATTTTCTAACTTCATGGATAATGTGGGAGGTTATGGAGGTTTAGGGATGTTAGGAGGAGCGATCGGCGGATTAGGGAGCTTGATCGTGGGAGCGATCAATTTTAGCGAGCAAAACAAGAACGCTAAAGAAAGCGCTAGAATGGCAAAAGAGCAGTTTGAATTAGAAAAACAACGCTACAACGCCAGAGAACAGGAACGCCTTAACAACCGGGAAGCGATTGATAACATCGCTAAAAATAACGCTGACATCATGACAAGGTTTTGAAAAAAACCTAACCCTTAAAACCATGCCTTGATTTGGCTTAAATAATTAAAAAGAACAAGGCAACTCAATGGACTTCACCACCTTAGAGAACGATTTTTCAAACGACTATCAAAAGGCTTTGATCGCTAACGCTGAATTTTTAGAAGCCAAGAAATACTACAACGGCAACCAACTCCCGCAAGACGTTTTAAACATCATTTTAGATCGAGGGCAAACGCCGATCGTAGAAAACATGTTTAAAGTGATTGTGAATAAGATTTTAGGTTATAAGATAGAAAGCATAAGCGAAATACGACTAAGCCCTAAACAAGAAGAAGACAGAGCCTTGAGCGATTTGCTCAATAGTTTGTTGCAAGTTTTTATCCAACAAGAAAACTACGATAAAGCGATGATAGAACGAGATAAGAACCTTTTAATCGGTGGCTTAGGGGTGATCCAATTGTGGGTGAATGAAGATAAGGAAAAAAATGTAGAAATTGATATTAAAGCCTTGAAACCCGAAAGCTTTGTGATCGATTATTTTTCTACCGATAGGAACGCGTTAGATTCAAGGCGTTTTCATAAGATGCTAGAAATCACGGAGCAAGAAGCTTTATTATTGTTTGGCGAGAGCGTGATGGTGAATTACTCCAGCGTGAATCACGAAAGGATAGCGAGCGTGATTGAAAGCTGGTATAAAGAATATAACCAAAATTCCCAAAGCTATGAGTGGAATCGGTATTTATGGAGCCGAAGCGCTGGGATTTATAAAAGCGAGCTAAAACCTTTTAAGAACGGCGCATGCCCTTTTATTGTATCCAAGCTATACACGGACGAATTGAACAATTACTACGGCTTGTTTAGGGACATTAAGCCCATGCAAGATTTCATTAACTACGCCGAAAACCGCATGGGCAATATGATGGGAAGTTTTAAGGCGATGTTTGAAGAGGACGCCGTGGTGGATGTAGCGGAATTTGTAGAAACCATGAGCTTAGACAACGCTATTGCTAAAGTGCGACCGAACGCATTAAAAGATCATAAGATCCAATTCATGAATAATCAGGCGGATTTGAGCGCTTTAAGCCAAAAAGCCGAACAGAAACGCCAACTATTAAGGCTATTAGCGGGGCTAAACGATGAAAGCTTAGGCATGGCAGTCAATAGACAGAGTGGCGTAGCGATCGCGCAAAGGAAAGAAAGCGGGCTAATGGGTTTACAAACCTTTTTGAAGGCGACGGATGAAATGGATCGCTTGATTTTTAAATTAGCGGTTAGCTTCATTTGTGAATATTTCACCAAAGAACAAGTTTTTAAAATCGTGGATAGGAAGGTAGGCGATAGATACTTCACGATCAATTCTAGCGAGGATAACAAAATAAGACCGCTTAAATTTGATCTGATTTTGAAATCCCAACTAAAGACGGAAAGCCGAGACGAAAGATGGTATAACTGGAACGAACTATTGAAGATTTTAGCGCCTATAAGACCGGATCTAGTGCCTAATTTAGTGCCGTTGATGCTAAACGACATGGACAGCCCGATCACTAACGATGTTTTAGAAGCGATCCACACCGCTAACGCTTTACAAGAGAAACACGCCCAAGCGAACGCGCCTTATAATGAACAAATCCAAGCCTTGCAAATCCAAAAAATACAAGCCGAGATCGCAGAATTACAAGCCAAAGCGCACAAATACGCCGAACAAGGCGCTCTATCACAAACCACGAACGAAAGCGAAAAAATTAACCAAGCCGTAGCGATTAGCGAGATGCAAAAAGAAAGCGCTAATCAAGACAAAAACGCCGAAAGTGATGCGAATAAGCTAAAAAAGAAACTCAAAACGAGCGATAAAACGACATGGCGAAAATACCCGAGCGCGCAGAATTTAGACTATTGAAAGGCTAGAAAATGCTAAATAAGATTTTAGAAACGTTAGGGCTGAGCGTTTTAGTTTTAGCGTTAGGGATTAGCTTTATTGTAGCGGTTTGTTTTTCTATAGGAGCGTTAGGGAATGGATAAGCAAAGAGCCTTAAAAGAGTTAGCGTTACGGGAATTAGCGAGGCGTGATTTTTACTCTTTCTTGCGCCTGAAGTGGGAACGATACGAAAATAAGCCGTTTTTGGATAACTGGCACATTAAATATTTGTGTCAGGTTTTAGAATGCACGCAACCTAACACATGCCAAAACGATGAACTAATAAGGCGCTTGATCTTGAACATGCCTCCAAGCTATGGGAAAACTGAAATCATTGCAAGGTGTTTCATAGCGTGGAGTTTAGGGAAAGACCGAACGAAGAAAATTTTTTATATTTCTTACAGTGATGAGTTATGTAGAAAGATCGCCAACCAGGTGAGGGATTTAATGGATAGCTTTTTTTTCAAAAGTATTTTTTTTGATGAACCTTTAGAATTTTTGCAAAACAACTCAAGGGAGTTTATTTTACGAGAGGGTGGAGGCTTGTTTGTTACCACGCTCAAAAGCGCTTTAACCGGATTCCATGCTAACCAGATACTCATCGATGATCCGATCAAAGTGAGCGACATGAACTCTAAAAAAGAAGTCAATAACGTGAATATGAATTTTAAAGAAAGCGTTATATCGCGCTTGCAAGACACCCGATCCAACATAACGATCTTAATGCAACGCTTAGGGAGTAATGATCTATGCGGGTTTTTGCAAAGCGAGAGGGAGTTTGATGCTGAAACGATCCAAAAATGGAAAATCATACAGCTCAAAGCGTTGAACGATAACAAAGAATTTTACAAAATAAAAGATTTTGAACACACTAGAGAGAAAGACACGCCGTTATTTGAAGCCAAACACAATAAGCAACAATTAGAAGCCTTAAGGTTGCAAATGGGTAACGATGAATTTAGCGCCCAATACCAACAAGATCCGATCGTTAGCAGTGGTGGGTATTTTGATCCAGAATATCTTAAAAAAGTTTTCACGCACGAATTAGGAGAGATGAACACTTATATTTTTGTAGATAACGCTTTAAGCTTGAGCCAAAACGCCGATAACAGAGCTATAGTCGTCGTGGGCGTGGAAAATTATAATGAAAGCGTTAGGTATATCGTTTTAGATTGTTCTTTTGGGATTTGGAGCGAGGAAGACACGATCAAACACATTTTAGCGCACAAAGAAAAATACAAGGACGCTAAAACCTACATTGAGAGCGATGGCGGAGGTTTAGTATTGTATCGTTTGCTTTTAGTGGCTTTAGCGAGACACAACCAACAAGCCAAAGAAAACCACAAAGAATTATTAAACGATGAAATCATTTGCTACACGCCAAGTAGGAAGATTTCCAAAGTGGATAAGATCAAAGCGATAAGGCCTTTTTACAATACGGGGTTTTTGGCGTTTAGCTATTCGGCTAACAACACCGAACAGATAGAAAAAGAGCTTTTTAGTTTCAACCCAGACAAGCCTTTTAAAAAAGACGATTGCATAGACGCTTTAGCGAGCGCGATAACGCATGAGAGCGTGAAAGCGCCCTTAAAACGAGAAATTAAAGAAACCTACAACGCCAGACGATACGCCAAGCCGACATGGAGGATTTAGTCAAACCTAACCCTTAAAACCACGCCTTGATTTGGATTAAATAAGGAAAAATGAGAGGTTTTAGGTTATGAAAAATATAAATCACATTAAACATTTTAAAAATATTAAAAACATTAGCAACATTAAAAAAAGGCGTTTAGCGTTTAAAAAAAGAAACGATGAAAGGCTTTTAAAAAATAGAGGTTATAGGGATTTTATTGCAAAAGTCAAAAGCAAGAAACAAAGCGATGATGATTTTTTAGAACAAATGGAACTTTTATACTTCAATTCTTTATCCTGAAAGGATAACGCATGCAAGAAAAAATTATTAAATTCATTCCTGGATTGCTGTTTTTGCTTTGTGTTTTGAGTATTTTTGAATTAGTTTTGATCATTGAAGACATGAACAAAACCGAAAAGCTTGAAACCGAAGTCAAAAAGAATTTAGAAGTGATAAAAACGATCACAGAGCTATTAAACCAGCATTTAGAAAGCATGCAGTTAGAAAAGCCTGAAATCAAAGTTTTCAAAAATAAGATGAGATAATGCAACATTCTTTAGTTTTAGGGTTTGAAATCTCTAAATTCGTGCCGTATATTTTGGTAGGACTCATCGGCTTGTTTGCGGGCGTTTTGTGTGTTTTTAGAAGCATTAGGAACGAGGATTTCAAAAACAGGACGGAGAAAGTGATTTATTTCATTCAAGGCGTGGGAAGTAGCATGCTCATCACATGGATAAGCTACGAAATCACGGATTATTTTTTTCAATTGCCTCAAAGCTTGTGTGTAGCGATTAGCGGAGGCATAGGGTATTTAGGAGCGGAGAGCGTGAGCGCTTTAGCGTTAGATAGTATCAAAAAAAGGATCTAAAAATGGATTTAGTTAATTTAGCCAATTTAGAAAACGCCTTGAATAATGGCGATCTCAAAGAGCAGGTAACAAAAAGTTTAGAGGGGATTTATAACATTTCAAAGGTTTTGAACCAGTTAGAGATTTTAGATAACTTCACCGAACACGATTTAAAAATCGTAGAAACGATACAAACCATAAAAAGCAAGTTAGCGGGCTATGAAAACAGCGAACAGAAACTAAAGGATAAAATAGGTGCTTTAGTGACCCAAATAGAAGCTAAAAGGCAAAAATTAGAACAACGGCTTAATTTGGAAATCCAAACCGCAACCACGAGCGAGATAGCAAAGCTAAACGAAGCAGGAGAAGCTAAAAAGCAAGAATTAGAAGCGCGCTTGAATGCGGAATTACAAAACCAAACCACGAGCGGAATAGCAAAGCTAAACGAAGCAGGAAACACGCTAAAAAATAACTTAGTGACCGTAATCACTGATGTTCTATTATTGGAATTACAAAAGTTTAGAACTACTACAAAAACGCTTATAAACACGCCACGAATGCAAGGCGTTGATATGAGGTTTGTAGGGTATTATGTTTATGGGCGTCAAAGTTTTTTCAAAAACGAAAGCGATGAGTTTAGGGAATTGTTTGAATTTTCTAGCATCACGCTAAAAAATAATAAAAGCTATATCGTGCAATTTAGCATGCCTTATGAATTGAGCACAAACGGGATTTATAGCGAGAGCATGGGCGAAATGGTGTTATGCTTGAAAGCGAATAATAAGGTCTACCCGATCATCAATAGCTTTTATCAAAACAAAACAATTGGTCTCAGAGAAAATAAAAGCGTAAGCGTTTATGCAGTGAGTAGTCCGTTCAAAACGCCAAGCGAAGAAACCGATTATAAAATAGCGTTATTCGCTAGGAAACATAAAGATTTATGGGTGAATGTGAATTATACTTCTAACACGGAAGGCTTTGAAACGAGCTTTTTGAATAACGCCCAATTCGCTAACCACACCACGCAAAGCATTCCCACAGATTATAATAACGACTGGGTGTTTTATAAGCATTCTCAAGCGTTAGTTTATGAAATCCTTTCATAAGCTTTTTACTTTGAAGCTTTTATTTTTAGCGTTTTGTGTTAGCGTAATCTTTAGCGCATGCGCTAAAAAGGCAATCTATCACGAGGTGAAAGTGCCTATAAAATGCGACATTGAAATACCCACACGACCGAGCGCGCATTTAGAAACTTTAGAATACCTGCGAGCGTTATTGATTTATACCGAAACGCTGGAAAACGATCTAAAGTTTTGCACGCAAACAAAAACTAACCCTTAAAACCACGCCTTGATTTGGCTTAAATACCAAGAAACAAAGGAAGTTAATGTATTTAGTCCTATTAGAAAGAAAACACGATTTAAGGCCGCTTGTAAGGAAAGACAAGAAAGAAAGCGGCATGTTAGGGAGCTTTAGAGTGTTTGAAAGCACGCACGATCAAGGCTTAAGCGATCAAGCGATCATAAAACACTATGAAAAAAAAGACGCGCTGTTTAGTTGCTTCTCCTTAGAAAACAGCGGAGAACCCACAGACACGCCGAATTTAGATAAGCCGATCGTAGCGAGGGATTACGAATTAGCGTGGAGCGATACGAGTTGCACGGTGCCTAAAGAATACCAAAATAAAAAATGCGATAATAAGCGCCATGAAGTGTTACAACTCATCGATCCCAATAACAAGGATTTCAAAAACCGAAAAATTTTAGTCCATGTGGGCAACAGCGCGCATGACACTTTAGGGTGTGTTTTGTTAGGGATGCAACACGATGAAGAGATGATTTATAAAAGCAATGAAGCGGTAAAAAAGTTTTTTGATTTAGTCAAAGACAAGGGCGTTCAAAATTTTTTGTTCAAAGTGGTTGATATTGATAAGGTTTGAAAATGGATACAACCCGATTTATAAGGAATTTTGTCTTATTCAAAGAAGCCTTACAAAAGCAAAATTTCAATAACAAAGAACTTAATACCACGAGCATGCAAGCAGCCTTACAGAGCGAGCAGTTAGCTGTGAATGAGCAAGCGCAAGATTTGCAAAGCGAGCAGTTGAGGGCTAAAATGCAAATAGACTTTTTAGGGATGCAAGCGAACTTACAAAGCGCGAAAGCCGACACCCTAAACAAGCTTATCCAATGCCAAGCGATGCTAAAAAGCCTAAAAGATAACGCCATGATCAACCGAGCGAACGCTTTAGTGAGTTTGTTGCAAGTGCAAGCGAATGCGGCTAATGGGATCACACCTTCAAATTTTGAAACAGCGCTTAAAATCATCAGCCAGATCGGCAGTGAATACAATCAAATCACCTTGAACAATGGGAGCGTGAGCGTGCAAGAAAAAGAACAAACCAACGAACTCAAAACGTTATTAAACGAGTTGGGCAAGGAATTAGAGAAGTTGAACGAACAGAGCGAGGTCAATTCCATACAGGTTTTTAGCGACAAATTAGAAGTGTTGAAAGACGCGCCGATAAGATTATGGGGCTTTAGCACTTTAGCGAACGCTGAAGAAGGCTTTTATAATGAAGCTAACGAACCATTAGCGAGCGGGAGCGTGTTTTTGTTTAGAAGCGATAAGGTAGGAAAACACACGATCACCTTCAAAGCGAGCAACGCTAAAATTAGTTTAGCTAAAAACATCACTATCAGCGTGATAGCGAACAAACTCAAAGAAAGGACTAACTAATGACATATTTTGAAAGCATCACAGCGGGCAGAGGCGGACTAGATAGCTTTAATCAGGCGTTGAATAACCAACGATACGCTAATTTGTTGCTTAATGAAAGCATGGGCCATTTTGCGAACACGATAGCGAACGCAGGAAGCCTTTTTGATAACGCTAAGATAAGAGAAGAAGCCCTGAAGTATCAAAGAATGCGAGATTTAGCTAATGATAAGAAACAAGCCGAAGCGTTTGACTTGCAAAAAAGACAAGCCGAGCAAAGCATGGATCTTGCTAAAAGGCAACAAGTCATGAACGAAGAAATGCACAAGCAAAACAAACACCTAAACGATCTCAAAACGCAAGTGTTAGCGCAAGCAAACTGGTTTAACAAACAGCAACAAGACTGGCTAATGAACGCCAAACCGATCGCTAAAGCGATCACAAGCGTGGGTAATAATAACGCTATGAAAACGCCAACGCCAACCACAAACGCATTAAGCGCGCAAGGCACACCAAAACCTAAAACGATAACTAAGGAAGAGTTTAAGGCGATTTACGCTAATCCTATGTTTAGATTTTAGATAATGCCTTATGGCTTGATTTTTAGGGTGTTTAGGGGGATTATGCCTTATCTTATCATCGTTTTTTTGTTAGGAGTGGGCGCTAATCTAAAAACTAAATTAGCGTTAGCGAACGAAAGGCTAACCACTAATCAAGCGCATCTGATCAAGCAAAACGAAGTTATCCAAAAAATGGAATTAGAAAGCCAACAATACAAGGCTAACAAGCTTTTAGAAATAACTAAAACTAAAGACAAATACCACAAAATCGTTATCAAAGATAACACATGCGAGGCGAAGTTAGAAAGCCTTGAAGCGTTGATTGACGCCTTTAAAAAACATAACCCTTGAAAGGTTGTGAAGCTTTTTGTAGAATGCTTGCTAAAGATAGCAAGGAGTGTAAAAATGAAGCTCTATAATAAAATCCAAGAACTCATTAATGAAAGCGAAACGCTCAAACAAAAAAATAAGGAAGTGTTAGCGTTAGCGAGGAACGAATTAAGCGAACTAGTCAAAGAAAAGGCTAATGAAAATTTAGAAAGCTTGAAAAACACCTTCAAAGGCTATTTAGACGGCGAATTAGTAGGACTTCCTTTATTGGTAAAAGTAATAGTAAAAAAAACCGTTGGGGAATTAGTCAATCAACAAGCCTTGACTAAGGAAATACACAACGAGCTCTTAAGCCAATTTGACAAGCAAGCGATCGCCAACGACTTAAAGCAAGAGGTGAAAAACGAGATCAAAACTATTTTACAAGACAGAGAACTAGAAAGCAAATTGCAACAGGCTAAAAACGAGATCATCACCGAAACCACGAGAGAAACCACAAACGCCTTAACTAGCAAGATTTTAGGGATTTTAGAAACCCAATTGAACGCTATCACGGAGAGCGTGATCAAGAATTTAGATTTTAGTTTTTTGAGCGCGCAACCGAAAGCGTTTTATAGCGTGATTAATGAGAATCTAAAAGAAATGTTTGTGAAAGAGCTTGAAAGCGAATTTTTGAAAAAATATATTAGAGAGAGCATTGAAAACGCCTTGAATGAAGTCAAGCAACTCAAAGCTTTGAAATTAGCAGAATTGAAAGCGTTAGCTCACTTGCAAACTATACAAGAAAGCCACAAGGTGAAGTTGATGCAAGACGCTTTACTGCTGGAAGCCCAGAATTTGAACAATAAAATGAAAATAGAAAACGAGATCGCTTATAATTTGAAGCGTAAGGAATTGATACAAGAAGGCAAGCTAGACGATGAAGCGTTCAAAAAAAACATTTTCAAAGTGATCTAAAAGAAAGGACAAGAGAATGACAAACGAAAAAACGCAAAGCGAAATTTTTGAAGAACAACTAAAAAGCTTATATAAACCGCTTGAGCAATCACAACAAAAAGCGAACGAAAGCGAGAATGATCAAGGATTACAAAAGTTAGAAACTAATCAAAATCTAGTCAATCAAAATCTAGCTAATCAAAGCGTGAAAGATTTAGAAGCTAATGAGCCGTCTTATCTCTCTACTGGGATCGCTTATTTGGATAACAAGATCAAAAATAGAAGCATCACGGCGTTTGATTATTACATGGCTAAAAAGTTTTTAGGAATGGATTTGAATGTGAACCTAAACGGAAACTTGAACCTAAAAACCGAAAATAAAACAAGACTAGCGAGCATTAATAAAGCCACACAGGATATTTTTGACGACATCAAGGCTTTAGATTTAGGAAATGATCTCATCCAAAAAGCGCAAGAACACAGCGGACTAATCAACCAAATTGAGCTATGGATCAACCACAAGACAAAAGGATTGAAAGGCGTTGATTACGATTTAGCAAAAACCGATAACGCTATAATCAGTTATTCTAATAGAGTGGCCAAAACGCAAGCGCAAGGCGGGCAAGTAACGCAGAAAACAAGAGATGAAGCCAAAGCCATGACCGCCTTCGGCTTTAGAAGCAAGGAAGAAAACACCGCAAGGATCTCACAAACGCAAGAAGTGCTATTGAACTCCTTGAAGAAAAACATGCAAATGTTAGAGAGTTTGGGCGGTAACGTTTCTCCCTTACTATTAGCGAAAATCAAAGAATACCAAGACAAAGCCGATTACATTAGCGATACAAGAGGAAAAATCGATCTCAAAAAATATAGAAACTTAAAGAATGGAAGCCAATAATGGAAGAAGAAAAAAATAACGAAACCCTTTCACAGATAGATTTGAAGCGAGCGGTTAGGGAAGCTTATGAGGACACTTTAGCCACGCAAGGCGAGATCGCCGCTAAATTCAACATAAGCCGACAAACGCTGAACAAGTGGGCTAATCAAGGCGAATGGACGAGCAGGAAAATTTTCAATGAAATCAGAGCGATGTATGAAACGCTAGGCATGAGTATAAGAGAACTAGCGAAAAAATACAAAATGAACGAGAATCATCTGCGATACGTCAAAACACGCCAAGCCTGGATGAAAAGAAGGATCACGAAGGACTTAGAAGAAAAAGAAATAAAAGAAATTTTAGGCGATAAATTGACCGAAAAAAACATGGATTTGTTTTTAGACACCAAAAAAGAAGAAGTGAAAGAAGCGGTGAAACAAAGCTTAGATCACTTGAACTTAGATCCGATCGTTTTAGAAGCGATCACCGAAACCACGAGCGACGAACTCTTATTAAAAGCGATGAACACCGCTTATATCAAAAAACAGATCTTATTTTGCGCGGTGGTGGCTAGGGGTGAGCTAATCAAAATGATTAAGCGATCGAGCTTGACTAATAACGAAAAGGATAGCGCTAACATTATCGTAGCGGCTGAAAAGGTTTCTAAACTTTTCATTGATGCGGGCGTTAGCTTGTTTGGCAAAGATCAGATCCAGGTTGTAGAAAGCCATCAAAACACTAATTTAGCGCAAATGAACATGAGCGATTTGTTAGCGTTAGCTAATGGTAGCGTGGGCGATGATAACGAAAGCGTGGGCGGTGTGGGTAGCGTTATAGTTGGCGAGGGTGATAGCCGATAGCGTGGGATAGTTTGTTATCGTTCTTTGTGCGTGGGCGGTGTTAGCGAAAGCGTGGAGTAGTTTTTTTGCTATCGTTGAGCGAAGCCGTTAGCGTGGAGTAGTTTGTTAGTTT